CAGCTAAAACTAATGATGCAGAAGACGATCATTTTATGGAAAAAGTGAAAAGCGTCCAAGCAGCGCCAGCAGTATCAACTCCTGAGTCATCAGATTCAGACGATGATGATACACTATCTTACTTCAAACAACTTGCAGAAGATAGCTAAACTTTCAAAGTTTTGGAGCCCTCTTAAACGAGGGCTTCTTTTTGACTAATAAATAGTATTATGAAGTACACGACAAAGGTTGCTATTAAAATAATTATACTATATGCAGTAGCATTAGTAGGAGTTCCTATGTGGTTTATATACACAGAACCTACAATAGGAGAAGCAATATTTTGGTTTGTACTAGCAGCATTAGTATCTAGAATTGCTAATGTAGGTTATCATCGTTGGCTTACACATTATCAGTTTGAACCTCATTGGTTAGGCAGAAAGATAATGTTATGGTTTATGGTTATGACTGCAGAGGCACCACCTGGCCACTATGTTGTTTCTCACTTACAACATCACGCTAATACAGATAAAGAAGGAGACCCTCACGGTCCTAGACAAATAGGTTTCAAAAGATTGTTCTTTGGACAATATGATGAAGTAAAACCTAAAGTAGGTTTCCTTAGATTTTATTCCAGACAAAAAGACGCACAATGGGTTACAAAGCATTATTGGGGATTATATCTTGCCAATTGGATTGTGTTTGCTCTTATAAGCAAATGGTTAACAGTATGGCTTGCCTTTATGTTTGCTTGGAGTTGGATATGGTTCCTTGTTATAAATTGGGGAGGACATAATGGACTTAAAGCAAAACCTACAAATTTAAATTGGTTCTGTAATATCTTTATGGGCGGTGAAGACTATCATAAAAATCATCATGAAAAACCAGGACAATTAGTTTATGGAAAATATGATACAACAGGAAAATATATTGTTCCTTGGTTATTAGCAAAATGAAAATACTAGGTATTCCTATATATCATGTACATAATGTAGGCGAACATCTTTTACCAGATTTACAACAATCTATTGAAACAATACAACAAGAAAAAGTTGATTGGGATAGACAAAGAAGCAAAGTATCTGTCTATACAAAAGAAGGAGAACACAAGTTTCAACTTAAACAAGATCCTATGGAAGGTGTAAATGGTTGGCAAGAACTAAAACCTATAATTAAAGAACATGTAATGAAATTTTATGATGAGTTACACCCTATAGACAAAGACTTTCAACAAGGACCTGATACTGCTTTAAGAGAAGAACTAAATGACTATTGGTATAACTATGCCTGGTACACATATTTTGATGAAACAGATTCTTATTCTTGGCATGCGCATGGACAATATTATCTTATTGCTACTTATTATGTAAGAGCAGACGAAGAACATGCACCAATACAATTTAAATCTCCAATGTCAGATATGTACACCGCATGGGCATTAGGAACAAAAAATGTTAACCTAGAAGAAACAATACAACCTAAGACAGGCGACTTAATGATTTGGCCTTCATGGTTAGAACATCAGATACCTGCATTGGATACTAAGATATTAAATATGAGTAAAGCGGAAGATGTTAATAAATATAAACACAAACGAATTAGCATAACAAATGGTTATGTTAAACCACACGCACAATTTTTGTATAACGCAAAGGGCAATTATGAACAGAAATAATATATTTGAACAACTAAAAATAGATGAGGGTGTAGTATATGAAATTTACAAAGACCACTTGGGCTACCCGACATTTGGAGTCGGACACTTGGTTAAAGCATCCGATCCTGAGCAAGGACAAGAAGTCGGAACGCCTGTTTCAGAAGAAAGAGTTAAAGCTTGTTTCGAGGAAGACTTGGATACCTCAATAGACGAATGTAAAGCATTATTTAAAGAACAATGGGAAGAGTATCCCGGTGAGTTACAAGAGGTTCTTGTTAATATGATGTTTAATCTAGGTAGAACTAGACTAGGAAAATTTAAAAAGTTTATTGGTGCTATCAACGAAAGTAATTGGGATAAAGCTGCTATTGAAATGATGGATAGTCGTTGGGCTACACAGGTAGGACCTAGAGCTACTAGATTAAGAGATAGAGTTAAAAGTTTAAGTACTTAAACTCCAAGTTTGATCGTTCATTCTTTGGAAGGAATGGTTTCTTGTAGATACACTTGCTTTGGGTACAGATGCTATTACTTGTACTTCTGGTGTTGGCACTTCGGCAGGTGCATTGTTAAACACCTGGTTAACATTTATTTCAGTTTGTCTTAGCTCTTCACTAGCATTTTCAACAGCACTTGATGTTGGAAGAACTTCCTTACTAATAAAACCTTCTAAAAATTGTTTATCTGAATCACTTATATCGTCGCCTTCCCAATCTAGAATTGCTTTAGCTTTGTCTGCGTTCCACTCATAGTCTCTATCTATAGTAGACTCACCCCAATTTTTCTTAGTAAATGCGCCTTCGTCTTTTAAATTTTCCAATTGAATTCTTTGGAAATCTCTCACGGCCAAACCTACATCAGTAACTACTGAACCCGCTGTTCCCAAACCTGGTAATGTACTCATTGCTCCAGAAGCTACTTCCAACCCTGCGCCTTCTAGATCCCCATCTTTTATAAGTCTATAAGCACCAAAACCTAATCCCGCAAGGAATCCTACTACAGGTATCTTTTTAACTGCTGATTTTGCTGCTGCTTCACCAACTTCTGTTCCAACTTTTTTGGCAATTTGTTCACCGGCTTCTTCAGTGCTTTCTTTTACTATTTGTTCAGTTACCTCTTCTGCTGCCTCTTTTCCTGCTGCTTTAACTGTTGCTTCAACAGTCTCTTCAACTACCTCTTCTGCAATTTCTTCAGCAACTTTTGCTCCGCCTTGTTTAGCTACAACTTCTGCAACTTTTGTTCCACCTTTTACAACAGCATCTACTCCTGTACCTAAAACTTCTTTTGTTGTGGCTACTTCTCCTAAAATTCTTTTCCGAACAGTTTTTTCTGCAAGTTCGCCTGTAGTAGCTGTTACGAGTTTATTGACACCTGTAGCTCCGTCTTCATCTCCGCCTCCCCAGGTACCTGGTATCCAATCACCTTTACTAGGATCAATACCTAAAAAACTTGTTACATCTTTTACTTGAGAATTACCTACTTTAAAAAGTGCCCATAAACCAGCAACTGCCATAAGAATTCCCATTATGCTAGTGCCCATACCAGATGTAGCCGCTGCAGTTTCCTCATTCGCCTTGACATTTCTTTCCATTAACTTAGTTTGCTTGGCTTGTTCTCCGCCTTCATCATCAATCCCAGATCTATCCTTTGCCTTAGCTTCTATCTCATCACCAAACTCTTCTGCTCTTTGTCTTGCTAAGGTTGTTTGATCTTGTTTTAAACCTGTATCTCTTTGTAATTCTTTTATTTCTTTTGCATAAGCAACATTAGGAAGGTGTTTACTTCCTTGGATCATTCCTTTGAATCGATCCATCATATTTGCTCGGGACTTTAAAAAGTCATCATCAAAATTATCAAATTTTCCGGATGATGTTAATTGCTCTCTGCCTCTTTCAAAGTGTTTGATATCTTTAGGAGAAGGAGATGTTGCTGCTGTTATTTTTCTAGCTGCTTGAATGTAATCTTCAAACTGTGCTTTAATGTTTTTATCTTCGTTTAATGTATCATGTAATGCTGCTAATTTCTCACTATCAACAGCGCCATCTGTTGTTATACCTCTGGTAAATGCTCCTAATGTTTTTGTTGCTGCTATGACATTTTGATTTCTGCCCAACATAGTTGGTTGTGCACCAACCATAATTGCACTTGCGAGGTCTTTTGTTTTTTCACTTTCGGGTCTTCTCTCCTCGAACGCCTCAATGTTTGAAGGTACTATAATACCGCCTGCACTAAGTTTTTCTGAATCTTTAAGCGTAACCAATTGTTGAGTTACATTTGAGAGTTTACTGTCAAGATGCTTTCTAATTCTTATCTCAGATTGTCCTACAGCTTTTTGAAGATCCCTTCTTCCTCTTTGAGCGTCTTGGAATTCTTCACCTATTACTCTTTCAATCTCAGATTGGCTCCCTTTAATTTTATTTTCAACGGTAAAAAACTGCCTAGTTAAATCAGCTATTTGGATTGCATTAAGAAATTTGTTACCTTCCGCTAAGTCTTTAAGTGTCTTTGTTTCTTGCTCGATAAATTGTCTATCATCAGATAAAGTATCTTGTACTTCGTTCAGCACACCTTCAGGATTTGTTGTTCCAAATATCTCTTTTATGGTTTTATCGTCCACTAGCTTTCCTCTCTAACTTTACTACTCTTTTTCTTTAAGTGTTCAATTAAAAATGTGACATAAACTTCTCTTTCCCATGGCATCATATTTTCTAGCTCTGTCAAACTATATTGATGTTCTTGCATTAACAGGAAATTAGTCTTGTAGTAATTCGCAAGACTCTCCTGAGAAAGAGTTAGCCGAAAAAATGTTCGTATCCTGAGATGCCTATATAATTTTCTTTATCACATTTAGGGCATGTGAACTCAATTATATGTTCTACTTTAGGCATGTTCAGGAAAAAGTCTTTAACTTCGCCATAAACATTTAAAGGCAAACTTTCTATAAAAGCTATAACTTCTTCTATAGGCTCTTCTCTAATGTTTATAATTTCCTCTCCATCAATAACATGATCTATACACATTGCCACAATGCCCTCGTCGTCTACTTGTTCATTGACTGCATATACTTCTGCAGTTGGCCATTTTAATTTTATTGCTACATTTTCATTGACTTGGATTAAATCCTTATGATCTTGATCCAAACCTTGAACTTCTATTTCATCTAAATTTAAATCATAAGCAACTTTTGCTTGACATGCTCCACACCCTAATTGGAATGGTTGAATTTCGCCTGTTGACTTACTTTTTATTTTTAAAAATAACCATTGTAGATCAAAAATTGTAAAATCATTTACATCAATATCGTCTACAATACAATTTTGCACAACCTGTTGTGCAGCGGAGACCATGTCGCCGATCTCCCCACCATCATTTGCCAACATTAATATTTTCTCTTCCTTTACAACAAAAGGCCTAAATCTAATATCCTTTCCTGTTGACGGTTGAGTAAAACTAAATATTGGTGTATCAATTTTTGGTAACATTATTTACTCCTATTATATTATGCGGTGTACGTCTTGGTTGGTGGTTCATAAGTTGACCAATGTGCCTCACGCTCACCTAATCTAACTTCAATTGCCTTAGACTCCCAATAAGTAGCCGAGACAATTAATGTTGTTCTTACAACACCTACAGCACCCATACTTAAAGGTATAAGGTTGAGAACTTTAGGTGTTACTTCATGCAGTACCCAACTACTACGGAAATTATTTTGAATATCCATAGCATTTATAGCAATCTCTCCCCAAGTTTCCTCTGGGAATGTTACTTCTTTAGATGTTGGGTTTACACACAGCGCCATCCAAGATTCAAATTTAGCTCTATGAATCCAGTCTGCCGATGTATAAAAGGTAATATTTATTTCATTCCCTAGAAATTGCATATTGTTATTTCTGTAATGAGTCCAATTACCTAAATTAAATTCTTTGTTTGATAATACCATACCTGGTATTTGTACTTCTTCTGCCATTAGCGTACAGTTTAAAGGAAAGTCACTGTTCGCTCCTAGTATTGCAGGAGGGAATCTAAATTGACATTCGAATCTTTCTGTTCTAGCTAATTGTGTTGTGGCGATATGAGATTTAAAACTGTGCCCGTCGCCATATTCTTCGTGTGTTGTTAAAGGTGCCTGAGCAAGAGCGCTGCCCCTACTATTAAAGTTTTTACCTCTAAGTCTGTTTCTTTGACGCCTTACATTTCCTCGTCCTACTGATCCTCTTAAAAAATCTTTTAAACTCCAGCCCATTATACCATCCTCCTCTTACGCTCTGGTTTTGTCATTGTGTTTCTATAAACTGTTTGAGCTGAAGCACCAACAAAGTCTTGTACAGGTAAAAATACTGCTGACTTCCAATGCTTAGAATTTATCTCTAACAACCTACCTCTTATTTGTGTATTAAGATATCTTTTTACAGACCCTCTAACTTCTGGAAATCTGCTAAAGTTTCTTATAAAAGACCAAGCAGATCTCATGACGGCTTTATCATCATGAATGGTTCCTTCTTTAGAGTCTGCAACAGGCTCCATAAGTCTTTCTACCAACTCTGCTCTTAATAAAGGACTTAAATAATGTAAGTTAATACCACTAAACCCTGTTGGTAAAGGTTCACTTATAATAACTAATGGTAGTTGATCATAGTATGGTAAGTCTGCTTTTGTAAGTGGATCGTATTGAAATAAGTACATTTTTCCTACTGTTAATTGTGTTGCAAACTTTCCTATATCAGATTGAGATACTTCCTGAAAGGTGTTCATACCTGTAGTATAATCTCTAACTGCTTTTTGATACCAACGAGCAGACTGTTCTTTACCGCCTGTTCTAGAATATATATCGTTAAAAGGTTTTGCGTCCATGTATGTATTTATACTAGATACCCAATTCTTTTTCAGTAACTATTCTAAATTCCATGCCTTGCTTCTTACAAAAAGATCTAGCAGACTTCCATTTAGCTTCATTAACAGCATAATTTGCTATCTCTTGTAAGTATCTTTTAGTTTTTCGTTTGCCTGTGGGTGGTGCTTTTGTAAATCTTTTAGGTTTTACTTCTATTAAATAACATTTTTTAGAACCATTAGCGTCTTTTACTTCCATATAAAAATCTACAAAGTATCTATGAACTTTGTTATCTATTGGACTACGATAAGGAATAGCTATCTCTTCTGAGTTCCAACCTATTACAGAACTGTTTAAATCACACCAGTTCATAAACTTCAACTCATAACTAGAACGATATGTAATAGATGTAGGGTTACCTAGATATTTACTAGGATTTCTAGGAATAAACTTTCCTTTATATATTTCTTTGGCATAAACCATATAAATAAGACTATAATGTTAATTAAC